TCACATCACCGGGCAGTCATCAAACTCCGCATTCCTGGCATCATTAATGATGTACGTGATCACTCCAAATATAGCGGGTGCAGAACTGTAACCATCATCATCTGCTGGCAGCGCTTCCCTTCTCCCGTTATCCAGATTAACCAGGTGCGGCTGAGGATGAGTCCGATATCGCTTGATCCTGAATTCCCCGTCGATTGCACATATCAGCAGTGAACCATCGCAGGCAGTAAGTGACGCATCCACAACAAGCAACGCTCCTTGGATTATCCCTTCCCTGAAATGTGAACGCGATGCCCGCATGAAATAAGTCGCTGCGGGCTGACTGATTAGCTGCTGATCGAGGGAGATTCGTGTTTCAACATAATCTGCCGCAGGTGAAGGAAATCCCATGTTTACGCCCTCTCTTGAATACTGGATAAAAACACAGTATAAATACTGTATATCCATCCAGTAAAGAGGAAATGAGCAATGTTCGTGGAACTCGTTTATGACAAAAGGAATTTTGATGGTCTGCCCGGTGCAAAAGATATCATTCTGGGCGAGTTAACTAAGAGAGTTCACCGGATCTTCCCCGATGCTGATGTTCGGGTTAAACCGATGATGACACTGCCGGCGATCAACACTGACGCCAGCAAGCATGAGAAGGAACAGATAAGCCGTACTGTTCAGGAAATGTTTGAAGAGGCTGATATGTGGCTGGTTTCAGATTAAACGCCTTGAACCGTCATATTGCTTAAGTACAATCCGCCGTGACTGGCAATCATTCAATACTCGCACTATCGAACGTTTGCCAGTCGGCCGCAATCATGCTCTTGCATACGGTGTGGTTGCGGCAACCATCATTTTTACGACTGAGCATCCTGCTGATTTTCCTGACGCTCACGTTCAGCTTTTTCCATTTCCTCCTGCATTTTCTTTTGCTTCAGATTCCAGATACTATCATGTGGCATCTCTACACGAACTGAAACGAACTGGTCAGCAGGGATATCAACAGGGTCACCATCATTCAGGCCAGGCAGTTCATTTCTGGCGAATTCCGGAGCATCCGGGTATGTCCGGTGATAAGTTTTTACGTGAACTGAGCCATCATGGGTAATCTCATAGTCCAGCCAGACTTGTGCCTGTTTATTACGATCTACTGGAATTTCAAAACCACCATCAATTCCGCACCAGGATGCATCGGAGTTCATACCGATGCATCCGTTAATCATATACTCTCCAACGCCAATCCGAGAAACGGTCACCCCTTCTGATTCTTCGTTAGTATCAAAGCTTCCATCGTTATAAATTTTAACCACCGGGGAAGCCTTTTTTATGAATCCACCGCTGTCTACAACTGTATTGCCCGTTGTCAGGAACTCTTGCCAGTTATTAATGATATTGTTCGTAATTACCCGAATACCAATATTTCCTGCCAGGGTGATTGCAAGTTGGTTGCCGTAGGTATTATCAGTGTAACCAAACAGATTCATAACATGGTGGTTGCTGTTCAGGAATGTATCCGGCATGATCGACGAAAAAGCATAAAAAATACTATTCCAGCGAATATCCGACAGTGGGCCGTTATAACTCCACCCGGCACCATTTTCTTTCATCCACCCCCCAGAACCAATAGCCATCACTCTCCCCTGTTGTACGTCTTTATCTGACGTTGTGACATTCGCTGTAGCACATGTACCTAGCTCAAGAGAATTACGGGCACCTTCTTTTGTGTTCGAGCCAGTTCCACCCTGTTCAACAGGAACGGAACCATTAACTTTTGTTGCCATATTATTGGCAAGGTATTTCCATGACGGTCCAGGAAAGCTTGAGCCATCAGGAAGCTTCACCGTTATCATTTCAGATGCACTAAACACCTGCTGCCAGTTCTGCTTGTCGTAGTTCAGTCCGCGCAGGGCTTCTGCACTTTGTGCCACCAGCGCCGCGGTGACCATATTCAGCGCCACACGAGGAACAGCAGACCAGGCCGCGCCTGATTGTGTTGGCCCGGTGTAATTACTGACCAGCGTCAGCGCCGTGCCACTTTCCACGGATTTAACCGGGAGCGTATAGGGAACACCACCGACCGTGACAACAATAAAATCTCCTGCCGCCACCTCGGTAGTAAACACAGTCCCGCTGCCAGCGACCGCAGCAGAGTTATTCGTCAGGGTTAAGGTTCCTGCTGACATGGATATCTCCTGAATTCAGATAATAAAAAACCCGCCGGAGCGGGTTATTTTTGGTATTTCATTGAAGGCAATTCGAACGGGTGAAGTTATTTTTATTCACCCATCGCCAGTTAAAGGGATAACCGGCCCTGTACTCAGTCTGATTAGCAACTTTTCGCACACCGTAAATGTGTACCGACTGTGGCAACCCGCCAGGCGCAAACTCAGCCTGACAAACCGGTTTCTGTTTCTCCAGAGCAGGACCTGAACACGCTGAAAGCACCAGACAGACAATTACTGGAATAATTATATTTTTCATTTCGACACCAGAGTTAATTATTTAAACAAAAAATAACCAATGGCATTGAATAATAAAAATAGTTTTAATAGATCAATATTCTAAAATTGATCGTTTAAATCGATCAGTTTAATCATATGCAGCTGTGTTTATAGCCGTTATCACAATTCCACTATTTGTCGTACCGATTGAAGAGCCGCTTGCTGTTGTTGATGTAAGTCCTTTTATTCTCGTTCCCGCACCTTCATTGAAGCAACCTGTACCCACATCCACAGACTGAATGATTGGCTGTCCACCGGGTGCCGAACCAGCATGAAGGAGAACAGATCCCAGCCCCATCGGATTTACGGCCCATTTGCCTGGCATGTATGTATCGATGTTAATCCCACCACTTACAGCACCTGGTGAACCAATAGTTGTAAGGTCGCTTAATACCCGGGACTCATTCGTAAGTACCAGTGCCCCTTCGGCATCCCATATAGCCACACCCCAGGCCGGAAGGGTAAGCGGATATATGGCAAAAAAATAGGCCTCAAGGACAAAAGCCGATCCCCTGTAATTAGACGCATCAACACTGAATGTATTGCCACTTTTTGAAGCTGAGATCTTCGCCGGGGCGCTGGTTCTTGCAAATGCAATCCCTCCCTTCTGACCGTCGATAGTCACGGACACCGAAGCACTGTTAAAATCCCCCCCAAAAGTTGAGTTGACAGTGACTTTCCGGTAAAGCGTCATTGGTGTGGAATCAGGCGTGATAAAAGGGTTCCCGTTTGGTAATGAAATCAATGCGCCATATTTAGCCATCTACGCAGTCTCCGCAAAAACGATTAACTGCACTTTGACTGCCGGGTAATCATTAATCCCATCACTACCTGAAGGCTGTATTGTTATGGTGTTTCCAGATGCAATAATATTTCTTTTATCTGTGTAACTTATTGTCCCTTTATCCTCCAGAGTACCAACCGCAAACCCAACCTTTAAGCCAGGCTCAAGGTTGAACTGGTAGCTTCCCGTTTTCTGACCTAAAGCAAGATCGATGATACCCACCACAGTTACAGGTTTAATGCCATAGTTATTCGGGACACCGTCAGCGTCCCATGTCTGAATTCCCCATGTCATCAGAATACCCCTGTTAATTTGCCAATCTGCACGCGGAGAACGCCATTGCCATCTTTAACGCTGTAATTCAGATTTGTCATTTTCGTTGCCCCCTCCCCGGCAACAGCCCCATTCATTTCAAACGTTCCGTCTGATTTCATAATGGTGCCTGTTTGTCCCTGAACATAATTAGCGGAGCGCAGTTCGCCAATTTTTGCCAGAGTGATTTGACTATACTGAATAAAAGCATCGCTGATAAACACCTGACCATTAACAACAGCAAAGGGTGAATATTGCGTATCACCGCTGCCACTCATCAGGACGAACTGATTGGCGTTAAATCCGACACGAGTGACTACCGGCTTACCAGCTTCGGCCAGCACCGCAATCGACATACCGGCGCCATAAAAAATATCGTTGATGCGTACTCCGACTTTCAGGGTATGAATGGCCGTAGCACTTGTAGCGTCAACGGTGGCAGTGAGCTTATCCTCAAGCGAGGCGGTTACATCTTTAATCTGCGCCTGTACCTGGGTGGACATTTCAGCCATCGCTTTATCAACATCAGCAATGGTCGTTTTGACCACCAGAATATCCGCGCGCACTTCGCCGTACTGCGCCCACTGATGCTCTACCGTTCCATGATTGGCCAGCGCATTCTGCAACGCAGCTTCCAGATTAGTATCAATGTCGCCTGTCAGGCGGTCACCGTCTGCAGACGTCAGGAAGTCATCAGCAATATCGCCCAGGTAGTCGTCAGCATTCGCGTTGGATACACCACGAACCCAGTCGGTCCAGCCTGATTCATTACCCGTTCTGTCAACCAGCTGCGCGCGGTACCAGAACTCCTGTCCCGCCTTCAGTCCCAGTTGGGTGTATTCGGCTGACGGATAAGGCACATCCGACAGCAAAAGAGGATTAGAGAAATCACTGTTCGCGGTGTACTGAATTTCCGTTTTCAGCGTATCCCCGGTGTTAGCCGGGAATCCCCAGTTCAGGCGAATCCCCCAGTTGATCGGCGTTGTCGCAAAGCCGACAGGTTTCGGTGGATTTCCCACCTTGCCCGTCAGCGTTTTCTCTTCGGAGTAGCCCCAGCCAGAGGAAATTTCAGCGGCATTAATGGCACGCACACGCACGAGGTAGCGCCCTGCATAAATACCAGAAACATCGAATGACGTGGTGGAGCTGCGCGGCAAGTTTACCCAGTTCCCGTCGTTGCGGCGCCATTGCGCTTCATAGGCGATAGCGTTTTGCGCCTGATCCCAGCTCACCCGCATGGTTTCGACGCTGATATTCTGCTGCACCACCGAAAACGAGCTGATCACAATGTTAGCCGGCGGCGACTGGTTACCAGGCGGGATTACACTCACGGGCCGCTGGTCAATGATGGCTCCGGTATCGATACGGGCATATTTATCCGGGTCATGCCATGCGCCGGTAATAGAGAAAGTGCCATCATCATTATCGGAGACGCTTACAACACGATACTGCTGGGCGTAGAGCTCGTCTGACTCAACCACCCATACAGCTTCGGCCTGTGGCGTCTCACTGTATGCCGTGGTGACTGTGACTGATTCCCCGTTAACCGCCTGAATAGTCCTGCTCTGTGACGCACCGGAGGGAAGATTGAGAATAAGGCGATCGCCTGCTGCTGCATCAGCTACGCGGTCAAGTTTTATCACGCGACCGTTAACAGCACTGATGCGGCCACCCATAACTTTGCCGGACAGAAGCTCGTCTGACACGGCGATGATGTATCCCGGCTGCGGGATGTTTCCGTCCAGGCCAACATCAAACGAAACAACACGATCCTTATTGTTGGTGAGAATACCCCAGCGCCCCTTTCGGTTCGCTTCTGATTGACGGGTACAACCGATGGCTGTCATTTCCAGCTGATTAAATCCGTACCGGGCCACCAGAGGCTGCTCAAATACCGGCTCCATCGCATCCGCATAGGCGTTATCCGGATCAGACCAGGAAACCAACGCCGTGGTATACCGCGTTTTTGTTGTACTGCTGGAATAGGTAAAGCGTCCGTCGATAACGTTAGCGCGGGTGTAAGCGTAATCCACATCTCTCGGCATATCCGCAAGCGCAACAATCTGATCCCCACCCCAGTACGTCATGCCCCGGAAGATGGCCGCAAAATCACGCAGAACGGTGTAAGCGTCGTTTCGTTCCTGAACATAGACGTTGCAGGTATAGCGAGGTTCGGTACCGTTGCCGCCTTTACCGTCCGGAACCATCTGATCGCAATACTGGGCCACCTGGTACAGCGTCCATTTGTCGATATTCGCCGCCGTCAGGCGATCACCCAGCCCGAAGCGGTCGGTCACCACCAGGTCGTAAAAAATCCACGCCGGGTTATCCGTCCATGCCCACTTGAACGTCCCCGTCCAGGTACCGCTGTAGGTTCGGGTTTCTGGATCGTAGGTATCCGGAACGCGGATAACGCGTCCGCGCGGTTCGCATGAAATCTGAGGAATAGAGCCATTGAACTGGCTTGAGTCGAATTCTATGTACAGCAGTGCTGTGTTTGGATAGCGCAGCTTAGCATCAATAACCTCAGTGAAGCTCTGCAGCGTCATCGTGTCGCCGATCTTCGCGCTGTTGGCGTCAGAGGTAATCTTACGCAGGCGGATTGTCCAGGTGCTGCCAGCTTGCGGTAAATCGATACGGTGGCTGCGCTCATAACCAGACGTCGTTTTGCCGGTCACGCTGGTATTGAGTACCGTCTGCCATGTGCCGCCGTCCGTCTGCAAGTCAATCGCATAATTGACCGAGTAACCCACCAGATCGCCGTCGTCTTCCTGTTTGAAAAGCGAGGGCCATTTCAGACGCAGGCGAACTGCTGAAAGCTGCGTATTGGTAAACGTGCGCGTCCACGCTGTAACGCTTGATACCTCAGTTCCTACGCTGATTTCGTTTTCGGTACCGGGAATACCCTGAATATATTTTTGCGCCTGCGTTCCCGCGCGAAACTCCCACGTTACCCCGCTGAAGTTTTGGGAACCGTCAGCATTCTCCAGGGCTGTTCCGTCCAGGTAGATATCTTTGCCGGTGAGCTGCCCTGCAAACTCCCCTTCACCAAGCGCAACGAGGATTTTTGCCTTCGCTACAGATTGCAGATCATCAGGCTGTTCGGTAGGGGTTCGTGAACTGGAGCTGCCGCCCTTGCGGCCCTTTAACACTTTATCTGTAGCCATATTGCGCCCATAAAAAAAGCCACCCGAAGGTGGCCAGAAAAAAGGTTAGTTATCTACTGCTGATCTTCGACATAAATTCCGGCAGAAATAATCGCTCCGCCTATCCGCCTGCGGCCATAAAGGAGCGGTACCGGGTACCCTTGCGCCGCTGTATTTGTTACACCACCGAATGCGTAGGATGCGCGGTTATCTGCACTTTGTTTGCTGGCCAGACCTGCAGGTTGAGGAGATAGCATTTGGACAACACCTCCCAGCATCACCGCAGCGCCAAATTTATAGAAAAACGGAGATGCTGCTGCCCAGGGAGTAAAATTAAGTACTGCGCCAACAGCAACGAGGGCCGCTCCCAAAATAGTTTGCAACACTCCAGCCTTTTTGCTTCCGATGATAACCGGTACAATCCTGACCACTTCACCAGTTACCGGAAAACCTAGGTCATCAACTCCTATGTTTTTCTTTCCTTTAAAAATGGCAAAGGTTAGTCCGCGGCGCTTGCTGTTTACCATATAACTTTCAAACCCGGTGATTGTTTTTGCAAGTGCTACACCTGCTTCAGAAACTTTACTGATAAGTCGCCAATGAGTTTTACCAAATATTTTACCGGGTTCGCCGCCGAGCTCAATTCGAGTCATTACTTCAGACATATAAACCTCTTAATAATAAAAAACCCCGCCTGAGCGAGGTTATATATAATTGCTACATTCAAAATGCTGTAGGGTAGATACCAAAATCACCGTTGGTTCCGTAACCAACTCTAAACATCAAAACCCCAGTATCTGTCACCTTACCCGACTGTTCGCTCATGCCTCCGCCACACATACCTTTGGGCCAAGCGCTAAAGATATGATCTCCAATTTTGGGATAGACCGTTACCTTTTGAGCTGTATCTAAGTCTGCGACCTCCTTGCCATCAACATAAACTCGGGTCATGCAGGCGCTGCCCATAAAACCAGAGTCTCGTTTGATTATTACCTTGCCAGTCCCTTCTTTTTTTACTAGCAGTGTATTGCTGATAACCTGTTTTGCAGGAACATCCTGTGCTTGTTCATTTGTCACCGGCTTAGTTGCACAACCGGCAACCATTAAGATGGAGGTAAAAACTAAAATTCTTTTCATATCCCTATCCCCTTTGGTCAATTTTGCCAAAAGAGTAGCAGGGATCGAGCGGTAGCAAAACCGAATGTTATCTTGGTTCACGCGCCCTTTAAATACCGGGGAGATACATCTGTACTTCATCAGCTACACGCTCCCGTGCTGTGTGTAGAAGCCGCTTGCGGCCACCAACACCCCACTTGGCCATCTGGCTGGCGCACTGGCTGATCGCTTTGGTTTCGGTGTTAATCACATGGTCGATTTTGTTAAGGCGTGACATGGCATCGAACCCGCGACGCATTAGCATTTGAAATGTCTCATAGACTTTGATTTCAAAAAGCGGATTGAGCCAGGCTGCATAGCGTATAGCGACCAACTCAAGACCCCAGGTGCCTTGCTCAGTACCACCTTTGACAACTTTGACCGATGCAACTTTCATTGCATCGCTTAATGTTCGTACAAAACGCTTAACCTGCATACTCTGCATGAAGGCACCAGGCCTTTGCGACTCAGTAGCCTGACCGTTTGCTACAGCTGCCGCATGAAGATCGTTCAGGTTATAGCGACCTTCATTATCGACACGAACGGAAATGCCGTTTACAGGTACGGTTGGATATTGCATATCGGAATACCTTTTAGTGATGAACCTTGTCGCACAGGAAAACGGCCCCAAGAAGGCTCCGACAGCCAGCCGGTTCCTCAAGGTGCATCCTGAAAGGTTCTTGGTTTGAATTGCGCGTGCGGTGCGCGGTGAAATGCGGGGTTTAAGAAACCCACCTGAGTGGGCTATAGAAGCGTTTTATATCTGACGATCTTCATCGTCCTTTCCTGCCAGTAGCCACCATACGGCACGCGCTGGCTCAGATGTCCATACAGGTGGTGCAGCAGCATATTGCCCTCCAGCAGGATTCCCGCGTGATTCCACTTATCAGCCTGGACCTGCATGATCACCATATCGCCGGGTTTCGGTGGCCCGTCGAATTCACGGAATCCGCACTCATACCAGCAATCCTGATAGAAGTTGTCCGGATAGTCGTTTTCCCACCAGGGATAATCCACACGATAATCGTGCAATTCAATGCCGTGAGTTTGCCGGAAATAACTCATTACCAGCCCCCAGCAGTCGAAGTGACCAAGCACAAACGGACGCTCCAGCAGCGGCAGTTCCCCACGCGGCTGGATGGTGCGTAAATCCCCCTCCGGCCAGCTCACAATATGCCAGGGTAAAAGCGTTGCATCGCATTGCGCTTTATCCAGTTCGCTCGGTTGTGTCGTAGCGTCAGGGTGACTGTGAACGATGGCGATCACCGTACCCCAGTCCTCAGCAGCGGCATAGTCTTCTGGCGACAGGTGAAAATGTTCTGTCGGCTCGGTAGCGAGGTTACGACATGGAAAATATTTCTCTACCCGGCTCTTTTGCGCCACCACGCCGCAACACTCACGAGGATATTCAGCTGCAGCATGCGCCATAATCGCATCTATGGTTTTCTGACGCATATCAGCTCCTGATCAACGACGTTCCAACGAATCCGCCATGCGATAACTCATTACCTTTGCCAAAACGTAGCTCACATGCTGCCAACGTACCGTTGCATTCATCCAGAGACGGATCGCTCACCGGGTTGTTGTTTTTGTCGAAATAGCGGGTTCCGGCATAGTCGCATCCATCACCGGAGCGGTATTTGTTACGGATACACCAGGTACAAAGCGAATGTAACTGCCGCGTCGGGATCATCAGCCCCTGCAGATCCATCGGACTGGACAACGTAAACGCCACCACCTCGTTGGTTTCAGTGCTCTTGGCGTCAATGTAAAACACCTTCAGCTTTTCCTGCTGCGGATCCGCTGACGGGTTGCCCTCCGGATAGTTTTTCGCATCCAGATACTGCGCCAGCGTGTCATGAATCGTGACCTTTGCCTGCAGCAGGTCATCATAAGCAAGACACAGCGCCGTAATGGAACTATCCAGGTTAGCGACCGACAGCGTCGGCTGCGCGCTGGTCCCGTCGGTCGCCGTCTCAATACCTTCTATCTGGCAGGGCCAGGCTTTATATTCCTGTCCCTGCCACCAGATCGATTTCGCCGGTAGCTTATTTTCATCTCCACCAGCAGCGGCGATCTCATCAGCAGTGTGGGCAATATTGTGGGCGTGGAAGCGGAGAATGTCGGAAACACCAAATGCGGTGCCATCGACATCAAAAAGCCGGACAACGTTGCCCGGCTCAAGTTTCTGATAATCACTGTTTAAGCTCATGGTGCAAACGCCTGTTCAAAGGTGGCTGATACGGTTTCCACCGTTTTACTTTTGGTGACGCGCTGTAGGCTGTCTGCCTCAACACGCCACAGCGCAAGATCACCGCCTGGCGGGGTAAACGAAAATGATTTCGTCTTATGGCGCCGCAGGAAAGCATAAATATCCCGGACGGTTTGCGGTTCGCCGGTAAATGAAAACTCATAACTGAGCGTTTCATGATTCATCCCGGCACCTGACACCTGCTTATAGCCATCACCAAACTGCGCCGTACGGACGGTATCCTTACTTTTCAGGGTCGGCTGGCTGGATGCTTTAATCCGCCATGCAAAATGCTCGATCGCCATTACTTACCTCTGTTTTGTTGCATTCCAGATGATGCCACCGGGCCGGACTTCTCTGGTGATACCTTCCCTGATTGAGCTGTTGATCACCTGCTGATAGGCTTTCCCCAGCGCATCGCCGCTTCCTTTCTGTTGACCGGAATCCCCCTGGCCTGTTGTCACCGAAACCGGCGCATACACGCTGACGCCAAAAGGAGAAGCAACGCCACCGCCACTCACGCCGACCAGACCACCAGTCGCATAACCGCGCATCATGCGATAAAGGTTGCCGACACCTATTCGGTTGGTGGCTTCCTGCGTAAAGACAAACTCTCCACGGTGCACCACACCTGCAGGCTCATACTTGCCGCCGGACCCGGTATAACCACCACCAGCAAAACCCAGCGCTGACGTGGCAGAACTGACCAGGCCAGCCATGGCCTGCTTCATCAGGATCTGCGTCAGCATCGACAACGTGGAACGGGTGAAATCTGCCCAGTTTGCTTTCCCTGTCGTCAGCATATCGGCCATATTCTGGCTGATACCATCGAATGTGGCTGAAGCAGCGGACTTCATCAAGCCATAGGCATCAGCTGCTGAATCGGCATAGTCAGCCCACGCTGATTTCGCCCCGGCCTGCCAGTTGCCGCGGAGCTCGTCCTGCGCGGCATAATATTTCTTCAGTGCATCCAGTTCGTTCTGATAACCCTGATCGGTGTCCGTACCACCGGCATTCATCCAGCCCTGCCGCAGCTGTGCCTCTTCGTTTTGCCGCTGCGCGCCGCGACTGCTCATGCTGCCCCCGGCCACAAGCGCCCGGGTTTTCTCCCCAATCTGGGTAACGTACTTCTGCGAGCTGTCCTGCAGGCGGTTTAACCGTTCCTGGGCAACAATCTGATCGCCCAACCGGGCATTCACTTCGGCCCGCGCCAGTACCTCGTCTTTGTTCGCCAGCACCGATTTTTCATCGGCGGTTAGCGCGCGCTTTTTGGCGGCCTCTTCCAGCACCGAAAAGCGGGATTGTTGTTTCCACAATTCCTGCCGCTGCTGGCTGATGGTATCTGTGATGCTCTTATGCTCCTGCAGAGTGCGTAACTGCGCCTCCAGCTCCAGCGTCTGCGTGCTGGCAGTATCGACACTTTTTACACCTGCAGGTGTTTTTACCGCTGAAGGGGCTTTGGGTTTCTTCAGCGAGTCGTCGTATTCTTTTTTCGCAGCTTCCAGATTGATGTTGTAGTCAGCCTGCAGGATCCGACCGTCTTTCAGCGCCTTGTTCAGTTCATTCTGACGGGCCGTGTACTTCTCCAGCGCAGTCTGCGTCTTTGCATAATTCGACTGCGCCTGCGCGGCATACTTCTGGCGGTCAGATTCAATCACCGCCTCGCGCGCGGCGTTATCCTCAGTTGCTTTTGCCACACTGGCCTGCTGTTGCGCCATTTCCAGTGCAAGGCGTGCAGATTCCCGATCGTTCCAGTAGCTGGCGCGCGCATCATCATTGACATAAGCATCACCTTTACGCAGATTCCAGATTTCATCCGCCCGCTTAAAGGCCGCTTCCGCTTTGGCAACCATCTCCTGCGTGGTGTCAGGCCGCCCGATATCGAGCGCCGCATCCCACATCGATTTAAAGGCACGCTTCAGGCTGTCGGCAGCAGTCTCAATTGACCCCATATTGTCGCGCAGACTCTTTGTCTGCTCGCGAAAACCGTTCGTCGCCGCATCATTAGCTGCCTGTAGAGCCCCGGCCTCATCCCCGGCACGCTGCAGTTGCGCCACATAAGCAATCTGTTCCGCTGTAACGTTGTGGAACTGCTGCGCCATGGCAATCAGACCAGAGGTCGGATCGTTCGTCAGTTTGCCGAATGCCGCTGCCACCTTGTCGACCGGCACGCCCGACGCATCGGTGAATTTCACTACCGCCTGACTCATCTCATCGAACCTGGCACCGGCACGCACTCCGGCGTTGACCAGCTCCGTCAGCGCGCTGCTGGTCTGGTTAAACGTGAGTCCCGCCTGCTCGCCGGATTTCGCCAGCACCAGCATGCGGTTTGAAGTCAGCCCGGCAGTGTTACCGGACAGGACCAGCGTTTTGTTGAAATCAGACAGAGTGGACGAACCCTGATACCAGGCGTAAACCACCGCGCCAGTGGCGGCAGCCAGCGCGCCAACACCTACCATCACCGGCGATATGGTGCCCAGCAGCGCCCGAAAGGTCGGAATAATACCGCCAAAGGAGTCTTTCACCTGACCGCCCTGCTGTAGCAGGATAAGCCACGGACTCAGCCCACCGGCCAGCTGGGTGGCGATATCCGTAAACTGCGCAGGCAGCATACGCATCGCCGCGTTGTACTGTCCTACAGAAATACCGGCCTTCTTCGCGGCGCTCTCCTGGCGGGTAAATGACTGATGTACCTTCAGCGCCGAGTCATTCGCTGCGTCACCCGTCTGCTTAAACTGCCTTTTTACGTACTCCATCTGCTCGTTGAACTTTGACGAGTTAACATCAAGATTAACGACCAGGTCACCCACTGCCGTCTGGGCCATAGCGAACACCTCCTGAAATGCCCTCGGCCTTTGCCATCAGCACAGCGTCACCGGGTTCATCGTCGGCAATATCCTCCGTTGAAGGTGAAAGAAGGCTGAAGCTGGCAGGGGTTGATGTGGTTTTGGGGTCAAGCGCGGTAATGACGATATGCATCAGCGAGGAAAAATGTGCATCCAGTTGCACATCATTAAAAAAATTGTCCTGGTAGAACGTTCGCCAGTCGGCGTATTCCGTTGACGACATACCAGCAAGCATGGCGCGCCAGTCCGGGCGGCGAAATTCACGCGCCAGTTTCAGGACGAATGTCAGCTCGCTGGCGAGGACTTTTCCAGACTGACCGGATCAGTCACAGCGATATCCTCTGGATCATTCGCTTCCTGCAGCGGCACCATGCCGGATAACAGCTTCACGCTGTACTCTGCAGCGGAAACAATCTCCAGCGGCCAGGTCATCAGCACTTCATTCTGGATCTGCTCAACGTCTTCTTTCGGTGTTTTGTGCGTCCCTTTCAGGGGATGTCCATGCCATAAAGACATGGCCACCAGCAGTGCGCCGGATTTAATCGTCATATCCATCGCCGCCTGCATGTCGGCATCGGTGATACTTTCCAGCGTCTTCAGGTGTTCAAGATGCTCAATACGCTGCAGCGCCGACAGTTCGTAGAGCGTGACGGTCTTACCGTTGCGTTCGAACGGCTCACTTTTTAAAAACATGGGTTACTCCAGAAAGCGGGGCCACAGCCCCGGAAGTCAGGAAACGGTGACTTTACAGGTCGCGACAAAAAGCCCGTCGTTGGTCATCACGATAATGTCGGCGGTTCCGGCGGCAATGCCGGTTACTGTCAGAACCGTACCGGCGACAGTCACTGTGGCTTTACCTGCATCCGTGGTGGTGGCCCGGAAAGATTGATCGCTTGCGCTGGCTGGCGCCACGGTGACATTCAGCGTGGTGGTGGCAGCAACCGCAACGGTGGTGGTCGATTTATCCAGGCTGACGCCGGTTACGGCAATCGCTGCAGCAGCGCTGTCTTCAGCAAGACCTGGTTTGCCGTTGTTGCTGATTTTGACAGAACGGGTAATGGTGTCTTTTGCCGTCACCGTTTTACCCAGGCTGCTTACCCAGCCACGGAACACATCGATGGCGCCATTCGGGTATTTGATTTTGTACGCCAGCACGGTACCGTCATCAAACCAGCGAACCAGATCCTGCTGCCCGCTCTCGGCAGGTTTCCAGGCCAGCGTAAAACTGGCCTCCCCCGCCGATTTCTGCCCCTGCGCGGTAGCAGTCCAGTCGGCATCTTCGTCGTCCAGATAGGTGTCGTCGTTTGATTCGGCAGTCAGTTCACCGGGCTGCAGGTCTTTAATCTTTGCCAGGCGCGTCCAGTCAACATCCGATAATGGGTTGGCGAAGGGGTTACCCGATCCGGAATAAATCCAGAGCGTGGTGGTGGCACCCTTTACCGGCGCCAGTGGGTTTGGTGTAGTCATTACGTCCTCACATTTCGTAAGTAATGGAATATTTCAGATCAGCCGAACTCCAGAGCCCAAGATCGTCATCGCGCTGGTAGTCATATCCCTGCTGCACCATGTTATTGATCAGGAGGGAAAGTCCTGGCACATTGCCAAGCACCGGATAAATACGTGACTCCATCCAGTCATCGAGCTCGGAATCGGGTACCTGCGCCGGTAAAAAGATTTCGATATGCAGCGTGGCCTGCCAGATATCAGCATCCAGTTCTTCGCCGGTATACCCGGCATCCGTCAGGAAGACAGCGACCGCCGGAAAATCCCCCTCCTCCAGTACCGCTGGACGTCCGTCAAAATAGAGTGCGTCTTTACCAATATGGCTCTCCAGCGCATCAATAATCGCCTTTCTAATATCAGTGTGTTTCATCGTTTCAGAATCAGCCTGAGTTGGTTTTTAAGGGATGCCCGAAGTTCTTTAGGCATATCCGATTCCATGAGCTTCGGCAGCTCATCTTTAAATGCGGTCGTCAGTGGCGCTGCCAGTGGAATGCTGACCACTTCGATCGGATAGCGGGGTCTGGATGTCCGTCGCATCACATGCCAGCGACCATTTTCCAGTTGTTGAATAAAGGCCCCGGGGAAACGAAAAGGGCCAATACGCAACACACTATTGGCCCCGTTTTTGTCCCGTTTTCTGCGGGATAACCGTACGCTGGCGGTACCGAGCTTTATCGCGGGCAGGTTGCCCCGGTTCACGCGGATCATTGCCATCGGCTTTTTCGCCGTGGCGCGTTTTATCCTCGCGCGTTGTTTTACCAGCTTGCGTGGCACCCGCGTATCTTTCGAGACAACGGCAACGCTTCGGCTGACTGCCCGGGTGGCGACACGGTTAACAGCCTGCGCCGAGGCCCGCGGAACCGCCGTATTGCTGATGCTGTTCAGGTTTGCTATAGCCTGTTCAAGCCCTTTTAAAGACATAGTTTTCCCTTAACGGCGCCGGGTCGCTGCGGGAGGAGAACCCGTACCAAGCCAGATATGGCAGGAGCCACAGTCATCAGGACCAATACGATCAACCCAGAAAGGTTTTCCGTTAATATCCAGCGTGTCCAGCCGCGCCAGCTGCCCAATCGTTGCTGATTTCACAAACAACGACGGGCTGGTCCCCTCGACACGGATGCCGGGTGTGGCGTAACCGATATTTTCCGGATCATCGAAAACACCACTCAACGTGACGCCAGAAATCGCGCCGGATGTTACCGTTGCAGAAGTCCCCATAACCTGCCGAATAGTGTCATCGGCCTGTGTTATTGCAGCATCAAAAAGGTTATCGAAATCAGCCACACAGCCCCCTGCTAGTACTCGCGGACCAGTCCGAGTGCAACCAGGCTGTCCGCATCCGCTTGTGTCACGCGGATCACGGTACCCGCTTCCACAATAGATACCCGTTCATCGCGGGTCGCGTGCAGCGCCTCAATGTGCAGCGTGGCCAGCGTTTCGACGGCCATCAGCGCGCTATCTGTTCTGCCGCTTAACACAGTATCCACTGGCGGCACGGGTTCTGCGGCGCCGGTGGATGCACTACCATCACTTACGCCACCATTTTCAACACTATCGGTATCAGTGCCGTCATTCAGTTCTTCCTCCAGCTCTGCAATGCGCATAGAGAGCTCCTGAATGGTGCCACTGGTATTCACTTCCCGACCAAGCTGCGCGCCAAGCTCATTAAGCCGCGCAATCAACTTTTCTTTTTCTGTCATAAGAACAACTCCGGAACAGGGCCCCGCAGGGCCACAGAATGGACATCAGGCGAGTTTGACAGACACGAACGCATCCGGGTCAGCCAGCAGCATCAGTGGTGCAGACTGGATCATGGTGAACTCACGCGCCGGATCGCCTGTCTGTACCCAGTTTTTCGGATAACGCGTGGAAGCGTTAATGCCTTCACGCTGGGCATCAACATCCTGAATGCAGCCGTAGGTGCGCAAACCGCGCGCCTGGGTATTACCCAGCACCATGCTCAAATCCGGCAGGTAGTTCTTTTTGGTGTCGTCTTCAATGTATTGCCCGGAGTAAACGACAATGGCCACATCGCCATACATTCCCTTATAGGAGACCGCTTCACCCAGATCCTTCAGCGCCGTTTCCAGTTCAGAGTTAGAACCGCGACGGGTGTCGAGCTTCTCTTTTACCGCTTTGAATGAACGGAACAACGCCCAGCCCTTCGGATCAAAGACGATAATATTGACCACGCCGCTGGCGTTCAGCGCATAGGTTTCAATATCGTCAGTGGGATCATAGGTTTCTTTGTCGCGGGTGCTCCATGCCGCAGCACCTGCCTGGATGATGTTGTTTCCGGCACTGCGTCCCATATCCACCTCAACCGGTTCAAACGCTTCGCCGGTCATGGTGTATTTACCGTTGAGAACAGCAGCCACAGCCTGTTTCTCTTCCACCTGGGCAATCGCCAGTTCTTCATCCTTCATGTTCTGCAGGATAATGCGACGGCGGCGGTAGGCCGGGTCAGCCAGATTTTGCGGGTCTTCATCCGGCAGGCGGCGCAGCGTCATCTGCGGGTTTACCTCGTGCTTGGGCTTGACGTAACCCGGCGTAAACTCTGACGTTGCGCCGCCGCGGGAGCGGATAACCTTGCCGGAAATAACAGGCGAGACGTACAGCGCCATGTTGACCATGCCCGGAATTTGCGACAGATACACCTTCTCAGTGCTGAAAGGGTAGCTTTCACGGAAGAAGATACGCAGGAAAAGCGGATCGAACTTGAATTTCTTCTCATTGACCGCCAACAGTTGGGCCGTTGTGTAAATTGACATAGATGTTTCCCGTAAAAAAAGCCGCGATGGCGGCTTCTGTGGATGATGGTTAGTGTTAAGTCGGATGTCAGACGATACTGATGGCTGTACCTGCGAATGCGTTGCGTTTGATGTGTTCATCCGTCACCGCATCCGGCCAGAGTACATCTTCAATACGGAAAGAGCCGGACTTATAGAATGCCAGCTCAGTGCTGCTCTGGTCGGCAGACACCGCCAGAACGCCACAGGCAGCCCCCGCATGCTGACCATCCCAGACGGTCAGCTTGCCGGAAGTGGCATCCAGCATCAGGGGCGTCATCGCCGGTACTGCTTTCGTCAGTTCACCAGGTGCAAAACCGGTATGCGCCGGATCACTGTTCCCGAGGGGCTGATTGTGCGTAAATTGTTCAGTGTTAGACATGTTGACCTCTTAAACAGGCGTATTTAACAAATCGTCACCCGCTTCGGCAGAAGCGCTACCTGCCGTTACGGTGCCGGGTGCGGTTTCCATCAGACGATCCAGCGCGGTATCCGTACGCGCCTGAGCACTCAGAGGAGCCGCGGCAAGGATGCGCTGGGCACTTTCCACCGTCATCCCGGGCGTTTCCGCCAGCGCGCGCGCCTGTGATTCACGCCCTTTCGCCTCTTCACAGTTCAGGATCCCCATAATGCGACCGTTTTCGGCTGCGACCGCCGCTGCCACCTGGCTGCTGATATCAACAGTTGCGCCCGCTGCAGGGTCAGTAACGACCGCAGCAGGCACGTCAACGGTGGTCACGGTCTGGTCAGCAGATGCTGCTGGTTGAGTGGTATCTGCGGATGCAGTAGTACCTTTCATGCTTCCTCCTCGGGAAATCATCGTTCGTTTGTTAATTGCATCGCGCATAACGTTCAGCGCATCCATGTTGTTGACCAGCTGCTCCGCCAGGCCGTTGTCAACTGATTCCTGGCCTGAAAACACAGCTGCTTCAGTATCAAGAACGGCCTGAACCGACATGCCGGTATAACCCGCCACCTTTTCAGCGAACATCTGCCGGGTAGCGTCGATACGCGCCTGAAAATCTGCGCGTACCTCTTTGGGTAATTTCTCGTAGGGGTTCCCGTCCACCTTGTGATCGCCGCTGTAAATCAACGTGACCTCAACGCCGCTGGTTTTAAGGGCGGCGCCGTAATTGCTGTGGGCCATCATGACCCCGATGGATCCCGTTCTGGCCGTCTGCGTCACAAGCCGACGTGATGCCGCACTGGCAATCAGCTGGCCAGCGCTGCAGTTCATATCGTTGGCTAACGCCCAGATGGGTTTGATATCCCGCATGCGGGCGATGATGTCCGCACAGTCAAAGGCACCCGCCACCATTCCACCTGGCGTATCCATATCAAGAAGAATACCGTCTACACCCGGGTCACTGATGGCCTGCTGGAGGCGGGCGATGATGCCGTTGTACCCCGTCATCCCCGAATACGGCTGGAGTGAGCGGGTTTTACTGACCAGCGTCCCGGAAACAGGCAGCACCGCGATACCATCAGTGATCTGGTAGCTACGCGCCGGCTTTGGCCCCATTTCCTCATCATCACCAAAGAGTGTCAGCGGTTCAGCCATCTGCTCTGCGCCAAGCGTAACGCCCGACACGGTGTCGGTCAGACGGGTGATACCTAACTGACCAGCGAGCGCGCAAAAGAAAACCCGCGCATAGGCGGGTTCAAGTAAAAGCGGCTCATTGAAAGCCATACTGGCAATGTGCGGGAGATTACGCAGCTCTGGCGTCATCGGTCCCCTCCTCATTCGATTTTTTCAGTCCAGACTCAAAGGCCGAAGCCGCCCACGCTGGCGGTTTAAGTCCCGCAGCGCGGCGCTCCATCGTTTCACGAACCTGCTGGGCAAAGATTTCCTGATAGTCTTCCCCGCGTTTGGCGCATTCCTTCTCATAGGTGCTCAGCCCCGCCTCAATGAGCATGACGGCCTCCTGCACCTCCTTCAGTCCGTCAATGGCCATTCGCCCGGAGCCGATCCAGTCAGCATTTCCCCAGGCGCTTCTCGCCTCCTGAAAACTGAACCGGGCTTTAGACGGTAATGTCACCACGCGGCGGACAATGGCCTCTTCCAGCCAGCATAAAAACATCTGACAGGCCTGGCGGGAGGCAACAAATTTGCGACGCCCCATAAAGTACGCCCAGGACTCGTTAGCACTGGCGCGGGCGGTGGAATAACTCATCTGCGAATAGTTGCGAGAGAGTTGCTCATACGACACCCCCAGCCCTGCAGCAATGTAGCGCAGCAGAGATTGTTCAAACGTCGAATAGCCGTTGTCAGTGTCCTGCGCTGACTGAAGATTCAGGGAGTCGCCCGGCATCAGATGCGGCACCTTCGCGCCCCCGAGACGAACCGGCGCCGCGGTATAGTACGAGGCCATCTCCCCCAGCCAGCCGGTCATCTTGCTTTGCTGCTCTTTACTGTCTGAGCCGAGAATAAAGTCCATCGCGGTTTGCGTATCCAGCTCACTTTCAATCGTGGCGGCATACATCGCCTTGACAATCGCGCTCTGGAGCTGCGTATTCTGCAGCGTATCGAGCATTTTCATTTGCTCCATGACGCTGTAAAACACGTTGGCACCGCGTGTCTGACCATCTTCCAGAGGTTCAAACACGTGGATAAAGGAAGGCCGCCCGCCGGGCAGTTCACGCGGGATGTAGGTCCACTTCTGCGCCATCCACCCCGGATAGCCATCCTCGCTGACGTAATATCCCAGCGCGGCGCCACTGTCATTTGTTCTGACACCTGCCCGACAGTTTCGAGTGTCTCCGGCATTATTGGGGTTGCTGATGCGTTTTGGGCTCACCATCTTGAACTGTGTGCGGAAAAGACGCGTGGAATCACTGTCCCAGGTGGCCTGTGCACATAACTCACCGTTAAACGCATGCATGGAAACACCTTCGCGGATCATCATGGTGAATGTACGCTTACGTTCCGCATCAATGCAGCAGCAATCATCCTCCGCAAATTCTTTCCAGGCCGCCTCAACTTCACGGGAGAACGCCCGGGCCTCTTCCTCTCCAATGCCCAGAAAACGCCAGCTGGGGCGATAACTGAGCCGGAAAAACGACCCGACAATGTGGTCCTGATGGAGCTGTACCGCGTTTGCCGCATAGCCGTTATTGCGAACCAGATCGTCAGCGCGCGCGTTACCACGGGAAAAATTAGGCAATAACGCAGCATCTGCGCTTTCACTCGGTGGATTCCAGGCGCGGAGCTGACCACCAAAGCCACCAGCACCGCCGTGATATCCGGCATAATCCCGCAGAGCGGTCTTGCCGTCCGGTCCTAACAAAGCAGGTGTTTTCATGCGTAAAATCCTGCCGGTCCCCGGCGTCGTGGAGTGGTGCCAACCTGTGACTCAAGTTCGGCAATGTATTTCTTCAGGTCACTGACTGAAGTCGCAGTGAACTCAACCCGCCGGCCGTCTTTTTGCACCGTTGCCACCCGCTTTCCCATCATGAGGTCATGCAACGCAGCACGGGCGGCATCCAGATCAGTCTGTGTCGCCATTATTCATCTCCAGATAATGCCCGGGCATAATCAGCCAGGGTTTTGTTATTGGTCCGCCCCCCCTCTTCCTCCAGCAGGCTCGCGAGCAGTGAATCAAGATTCAGTTGCCATCGCGAAATACTGATCCGCAGGGCCGCCAGCGCATAAACGAAGCAGTCCAGCGCTTCATTTCGTCGCTTTTTGCTGTCCCAGACGATTTTCTTACGCCCGTCCACCCATTTTTCAACCTGCTCCTCAGCAGTCAGTTGCTGTGCCTCAGCAAGATCGTAAATTTCGGGGTTATTGGGAAAATGCACGGCTCCGGCAAGAGGTTCACTCCCTTCCGGCTGAAGTGTGAAGCGGTTATAAATCTGCTCCTTTGCGGTATCAGTCCCCACTTCCGTCAGATAAACGCCGTTCTTGTTGCGTTTACGCGGCATATTCGCGACGGGCTTACCGTAAACGGAAGCCCCTTTAATCGGGATCACGCGAAACAGGCCATGCTTTTTTGAGCGATTGTAGACAATGGTGGGGTCAATACCGCCGATATCCCAGCAGATACGGGATACCGACATTTCCACGCCATTCTTTCGGAGGTAGGTTTTGTTAATCGCCTCGTCCACCCTGACGAGGGTCGCTTCATCATCATGACGGCCCATAATGATTTGCCGGTCAATCAGCCAGCTTTCCTCTCCGGGTCCCCATCCCCAGACGCGCATTTCATATCGATCCAGCTGGGAGTCAATCCCGGCTGTCAGATAAGCAACACGATCCGGTACGGTTGCCCCGAAAAACTCTTTGCGTTCGGCCATGAGCTCCGCGTCAGGCCGTTCACCAATTTTAGGCTCCCATGTTTCGCCCAGCGTGGTGTTCACGAAGGTTTTACGCTTTCCGGTATCCCCTTTCGTTTTTAGCCAGTCTTTAACGATCTGTACCCAGGTGGTAAACGGGCTGTATGCCGTCCAGATGTGAAACGTCACGCTGTCTGGCGGGTCTATTTCGGTGCCTGTTGATGAAAACCAGGATAAACCATCACGCGTCCAGATCCCGGTGGTGTCACAGATGTAACGAGCTTCACTGAAATCCAGCTCCTGCTGCTTAATGACGCAGGCATTATGTTCACACAGGTAAAAGACGCTGGAGGGATCGCCAGGTGTCCATTTGAACCCGAACGGGGTTTCTTTGTCGCCGAACTTCAGGTACTGCTCTTCACCACAGTGCGGACAGGAAACATGAAAACGCATGAAATGCCCGGACTCGCTGGCAGCACGCTCAATCTGGCAGGTCCCCTTTGTTTTTGGCGTTGAGCCGCGAATAGATTTGGGCCAGACAGACCCCTCAATACGTTTATCACCCAGGAACGTCGGGGATCCCTCTTTCTCAATATCTTCATCGAATGCCGCCAGTTCATCGTAACCGGCGACATCGACCGATTTCTCACGATAGTTTTTCGCCGCTTTACCACCCAGACACCAGAACCCGCGACCGTTGGAGAAGCGTTTCATACTGAGCGTATTGTCCCGGTGCTTTTTTCCATACCAGGGGGCCAGCGCCAGAAGTGACGGAATATCGCGAATCGTCGGCTCAACATGCGACTTCATAAAGTTTTCGGCGTCACCATCAGTAGGCAGCCAGATAAGGGAATTTCGCTGCTTGTGCTGAATAAAATACGCATAAACACCCAGCAACATTTTTGAATAGCCAACACGGGCAGACTTAACAACGTTGACCTCACGTATGTAATCGTTACCCATCGCATTCATGATCGCGCGTTGAAACGGCAACGTTTCCCAGCGCCCTTCCTGGTAGGCCGACTCTTTGGGGAGATAGTAATTATCGTCTGCCCATTCAACCGCCGTTTGCGGCTCAGGTCGGTACAGCGAAAGTAGACCCGCGCGCGCAGAGTGCTGCAGCCCCTTAACCTGACTGTTCGATATATTCACTCAGCAACCCCGGTATTATTTCATCCAGCGCAGCTGCTTTGTTCATGGCTTTAATGATGTCCTTCTTGAGGAAATCAATATGTCGGTTTTCCAGCTCCGGGAAGCGCCGCTGAACCGACAGAGGAACTCCATCAAGAATGCTGGCTACTTCTCCGGCCATCCGCGACAGCACGAACGTGCAGAATGCGGTTTCCACCACCTCAGCGGAATCTTTTGCATTTTTTAGTTCCTGGGCATCTGCCTGCGCTCGTGTGAGGCGGTGACGCTCATAGTCAATCGTACCAGGCTGAAGGTCGGATTCCGATGCAAGACGAAGGTCTTCCACCTCCTTCCGTAATTTCTCATTCTCAATCGCCGCGTCGCGTGCGGAATACCATTCGATAGCCGCGGAAGATTCATAGAGGACCTCATTACCTTTTCCACCGCCACGTGCTACAGGCATTCCCTGATCCTGCCAGTTCTGAATGGTTCGCACGCTGACCCCAAATATTTCAGAAAGACGCTTTTTGTTGACCTCCATAGCTCACTCCATACACAAAAACAGAGAAAGGAAACACCCTCTGGCTATTTAGCCGTTTTTAAGGCTTATCATTTCCTTTCTTTTCAGGGGGTGTTTACAGTTAAAACAATGAATTAGCGAGAAGAAGAACGGAAACGGCAAATGCCTGAAAATTTTCATAAATAGCGAGAATCTGCGAGGTCGCCGCCCCGTAACGGGCCGGATCGCCGGAAAGGACCCACAAACGATATTAATTATCATTTGCATGTCATCATCGACGGCACTGCCGCCAGATAACACCACCGGGTAAACATTCCATCATGATGGCCGTGCGGACACAGGAAGCCTGTTCATCCATCGCTTTCTTGTCTGCTGCCACTTGCTTTGCGACATCACGCGCCGCACATTCAGCAGCGTTTTCGATTAACGCTTCAGTGTTGGTATCAATACCAGGTTTAACTTCGAACTTATCGGTACTGATGGTTGCCTTGTTCTGCGCTGGCTCATCACGCAGGATACCAAGGCTGATGTTGTAGATATTGGTCACCGGCTGAGGTGTTTCGATTGCCGCTGCATGGATAGCTCCACTGGCGATAGTGGCGTCCTTGATGAATGGCACTCCATTGCGAATAAGTTCGAAGGAGACAGTGTCACGAATACGCTGGCCCAGCTCGTCGATTGCCTTCTGTGCAACTGAGGTATCAATCTCAACGCCAAGCGTCATCGAAGCGCAATATTGCTGCTTACCAAAACGCGTATTGACCAGGTGTTCAACGGCAAATTTCTGCCCTTCTGATGTCAGAAAAGTAAAGTGATTTTCTTTCTGGTATTCAGTTGCGGTGTAGCGGGTTTCGGCAAAACCCAATTCGCGAAGTTCGGCGGCACCTGACTTGGATGGCAGGTCACCTGACAGCAACGCGCCACGGAAAAAGAGCGAATACAGCACGTCAGTAGCAGCGCCAGATAGCGTAATAATTTTCTCAGCCATTATTTACTCCTTTTTAAGCGCGACCTAACTGGTTGAAGGTAGAAGGACGACCACTGCGTAAGACATGTTTATCATCACCGAGTACACCGATAACAACGCGTGCTTTTCCCTTTTTATCGCTGATGAGCATCGTTCCGTCATTACGAATAAACGACCTCAACCCTGACTTTGATTTTTTGCCGAATTGCATAGCTATTTCCTTTTAGGCGTGAGCCTGTCGCGCGGCAAAACCGCCGAAAGTTAACGGTTTACCCAGGCTCACAGCTGAAAGACTTTCTTTGATGTGCGCGCGATGCGCATAAAAAAGCCCCGCGAGTGCGAGGCCAGACCATCAGAGGATGTTACTTACATACCGTAAACAAAATCATCACTATCGAGTCGGTGAGAGCCGTAATGAGCTTCATAATCCGCACCCAGTGAAGCAGCTTTGGTTTCAGCAACGTCTTTGGTGGCGTAAACACCTGCTAAATGCCAGGGGGCATTACGAACAACGCCCCAGCCTTTAACCCATCCCTTATTATCAAGATCGGGCTTTAAGCCTTCCGCAACAAACATAGTTATCTCCTTTGGGTACCCGGAGATAATGCTATTCAATTACGGAAACAAAACAAATATTATTCAACAAGCTCTGCGGTAATCGTTAACCATGTCAAATCAGGGCGATCATGCGTAACGTTAATGGCATCATCACTGGCGTTAACATCATACATTTTCGAGAATGGGTGCGTTGCTTTACCAGACAGCGAATCTTTAGCCAGCACACGGTCATTCTGACTGACCCGGAAATTAACCGTCGCGCCTTGAATAATCCCATCACAGAATTCCTCAAGGTGAGCAATCGTAACTTTTAACTTTTTCATCATTTCCCCCATGCATTGCATTATCACAGGCACTCAGTGAATGCCTGCTGTAATGCCGCTAGTCGTCGAGTTGCAACACACCGTGCTCAAGTGACCATGAGTAGGCGAGCAGCCCTTTATATTCAGGGATAATCTCGCCATCTTCCGCTTCGAATTCCGGGATTGTCCCAGTGGTAATGGTGTATTGGGGCTGACCATCTTCTTTCGCGAAGGCTGCCAGGTCTTCAATCTGCTTAGCTGTAAGAACTACTGTCATGCTCATTCCTTAGTTGTTAAAAAGCCCCGCTATTGCGAGGCTATACGATAGGTTCTTGCTTACTTCACCAGCGACGCGGCATATTCAATAAGATAGAGTTTCGGCGCGAGCCATATTTTCAGCCAAGTAAGATCAATTATCAGGCCGAATGCGGCGACAACGTAAAGACCACACCCGGCAGCAAATATGATAGTAAACGGGCTAAGGTCACCATCTCGCTGCCATATTAATGTCGGTTTGTATTTTGGTTTTCCCCGGTCCCACGAATACCCTTCGTTGTCAAACACACCATCCGGCTCCCGCTTCATCATGGACCGAACAAACTTAACCACAACCGGAATCGTCGCCAGAATAATCAGTGTAATCACCAGGCTTTTGGTGAGCTTCCACACCAACAGCTGATGGATGACGTCAGGGATTTGCGCCTGACTGAATGATACCGCTGCATCGATGCCGTTGGCGGCTTTCTGCAGCAGCTCAATGAGTATTTTATGGGCTTGTTCGTTCATAGTTTGACCCTGCTGTTATTCGACTCTCTCACTGATTCGTAAATCCGCTCACACGTCATTCCGGCGCGGTAGCGTTTGTCAGCGATTCCAGCATAACGTTTAGCTTCTGCTGCAATATCTCCGAGCATGTTGGCGAGCATTCCTGCGGTGGCGTCGGTTGTTTTGCTTCGGACGGTAGCGGCAAGATCTGAGGTGTGCTTTGCGGCGTCCAGGCGGGCGGCAAGCTTTGTTGCTTCGGTGCGCAACTGGCTAACAGTGGCAGACAGGCCAGCAGCAGTGGCAGCAGATTTAGCGGCTTGTGCTTGTGCATCTTTTACAGCCTCATCACGGGCAATTATGCGCCCTTGTTCAATCCAGCGTGCGGCAGTCTGCGCGTTCGCTTCCTGTGAAGATTCCATGCTATTGCGGTCAGCCCACTTCTTTTGCCAGCCCCGCTCACTCCAGACATTCCCGGCAAGAAACGCGCCAGCCAACATCAGCAAAACAATGATTGTTTTCCACCGCGCCTTAACAAAAGCAAAGACCGCTGTCATACCAGCAACGCCGCCCGCGCTTTGTTATAACGACTATTTCTGTCAGCCAGCCCATTCTGGCCACCGTTGATGATCTGCGTGACACGGACAACATCACCTGAATACATAAGGCAACCACGTAAGGTGAAGTACCATGCAGCAGAACGGGCTGCATGCTTCTCCTGTGTCAGCAACTCTGGTGTGCTGATCAGATCAAGCTTCAGCGCCGCACCGCATTTGGCGTAGTTCTCGCGGCCGGTGATTTGAATCAGGCCACGACCGCGATATTTCCAGCCATCACCTTGGCTGTTATTACCCATGCGGTTACCATAAACCAGATTGGCTATTTGCGGCTGGTGGGCCACCTGCTTACCATCTACTCGCCCCAGCATTTCACACTGATACGGTGTCAGGCGTTTACCAAAGGTTTTCTTTAGCCCGTCTACCGAGTAGTTGAAGCTCTCGACCAGCGAGGTAAAACCAGCAGATTCATGCCCAACTTGTGCAATGAACATGGCCTGATCGTTAACTGCTGTGATTCCAAATTCTTTCATTGCAGCATCAATGTGCGGAAACCAGCGCGCAGAAAGCCCGGCGCTGATACCAGCCGCCTGCTGAAATTGTTGTTGGTTCATGGGGATCCCTTACTTGGCGTCGCCACCAAAGCGAACATTGAAAACGCGTGTGGCCACTGATCGCACCTGCTCAACGCCAACGAAACCCAGCGCGCCACCAATAGCAATGGAAAGAGACTGTGGAAGGCTGAAATACTCGAGTGCGGAAACAGCCGTCAGCGTCATAGCGCCACACATCAACCCTTCCAGCACCATCTTTTTCCAGCCTCCGCCACCATATGCAATCCGCAGTACAGCCATCGCTACCGATAAAAGAACTGCGCCAATTGGCGTATCACCGCGCCACCAGCTATGAAGTAACTCAATTAACTCCGTCCAGGAGTGAGGGTCGTTGTGCATTTTCATGGTCTCTCACCTCCGATAGTTCGGATGGCGCTATGTGATGAAAGGAGGATCAGGCTTCTGGGCTCTTATGCAAAGTTAAAGTAAGGGTGATTCCCAGAGCCTGAAATAGAAAAGGCCGCCAAATGGCAGCCTATAGATTATGTCCCGCGTTTTACTAGAGAGTGAATTAAGCCTCTCGTTCATTTAAATAGCGATCACCCTTTGACGTGATTTCAATCGCTATCCACCCACCTTCATCAGACTTACTTTGAACAGCATTTACCAATCCCAAATCAGCAAGATCTGAAATGGCAAAATCTACCGTTTTCGCTGGAATGTGAGGAAGATCAGAAGATTGAATTGTTTCACGTGGTCCAAGAGCGCTTGCGCGACGCAGAATTTCGATATGAACAGATGTTAATTTCATTATGCCGCCTTTGTGTTGTCGTTTTGCTTGCGGCTATTATAACACATTGATTTTGACGTAGATTGAATGGCCTAGTGCCAAAAAAAACCCGCTCGGTGGCGGGTTCCTTAACTCTGAACATACAATGCCCATCGTTAATGTCAAATATACACAAAAACGGCAACATTGCAAACATCGTGACGCTAAATTACGCGATATTTATCACATCTTCACTTTTAGTCACCCGGTTCAGTTGAGAACTTGAATAACTCTCCTCCTGGAAACATTTGGTCACCAAGCTTTCATAGAATGGTTTCCAGCTATAACGCCACGTCCGGTCTGGCAGACTGGGCAACTCGGAAAAAACACCGCGATAGGCAACCGATGATTTTGGCCGGCTGTACCCCCGCCCTTCGCAGCGCTTACATTCTTTGTAAACAGGTACGCCCTGCAGTTCTGTCGCTTTACGGTCAATCGTCTTACCTGTGCCGCCGCACTGGCATCGCTTACTTAACTTTCCGGTGCCATGGCAGCGGGGACATAACGTTTGATCAGTGTCAGTTACATCGCGCTTTACCTCAAAGTCAGATGGTGACTGTCTCAGGTCTTTTGCCCATTGTGGCAATCGCATTGTGTAATGGCTTTTAGTCACGGTTTTAGTGGTTGTAAGCAACCCTTTACCACTACATTTTTGGCACTCCACGCTATCAGCTGCTGATGAGGAATAATCGTTATAGGCAAACCGGGCAAGGATACGCATGCAGAGGGGAAACTTTTTCCCTGATGCTCTGCGAATCGCCATAGGCGCATGCTCTTTCGCGTACTCCGTTAGCCAAGCTATTGACGCCTCCCTGTCCTTGCTGCTGATACCAGCTTTACCCAGGAACATAGCCAGCCCGATGCCCGCATCAGCCTGAGTCATCCCCAGTGCCGCCATTACATCAGTCACAGTAAGTTGCTCACTTGCTGTCGCTCTGCTGGTATCTGAGATGTGCATGCCTTTAGGCGCAAAAAACTTTAAAACATTGTCCAGATTCATACGGTCTCCATACTTCTTAAGCTGTCGCAATTACGCCGATCGCCAGTGCCCGATCCATAAAACGCAGTAGCAGCTCAAGCTGCGTACCATGCTTCTGCTCGAATGCCGGTACATCGGCGTGTAACTCGTCGTGGCACTCTCTGCACAGAGGGATCACGAAGAGGTCATGGGCTTTTGTTGCTGTACCACCCATACCGTGCCCTACGATATGGTGCGGATCATCTGCTGGCCTCCGGCAACACTCACAGGGTTGTGTTTTAACCCAGCGGGTATACGTCTCATTTATCCAGCGGCGACGTTTTGGCCTGAGCATAAAAGACTCTGGCGACTCCGGATCAACAGAGAGCGTGAGGATCTTCTTCGCCTTCTCCTGCACGAGTCTGGTTGCTGACGAGGAAGGCACTATGTCGCTTTCCCTCATGACAGAACGGATCTTCTCATCCGGAAGGCGAAGCCCTTTGTGCGCAACGCTTTCAGGAATAACATCAGCCAGGTCGTTTCTGACCATCCACCAGCACAGTTCCGGAAGCGTCAGGATATGCGACTCGGGAAAACCAGAATCACGCCGAATGACTTCCAGAATCCAGGATACCAGGTTTCCTGCCGCTATACCTGCAAGCTGTTCGGTATGCTGCCCCGACAAAGTGTGATCGCAATGCCAGCACAGGCGAATGCTTCCTGGTGGGTGCCGCATTGTTGTGAAGTTCTTGTCGTGCCACGTTGAATGTGGCCACTGGCATTCAAACCGATTACTCAGCCATTGCTCAAGGGAAGGAAGCCCGCCGGCACGCTGAATAACCCTCTCATTCTCGAAGACCTGACGCATTACCGGATCATCAGCCAGCGGCTGAATGGCTGCCGGAACAGCCCCGGTACTGAATGACGCCATTTCTTCTGGTTCAGGCTCGAGCAGAACGCGACCACGCATGAAGAGGTGCATCAGTTCCGCACCGGGACGGAACAGCACAATCCCCATACGATGGGCGATCTCGGGGGTAAGCAGAGCTTTCACGCGACCTGCCCCCTGGCAATGTGTTCTGCCCACAGCCCACCAATCCAGCGCACGCCTTTCGCCGTGAAACGTGCCTGGCTGAATGCATGATTTGAGGTTACGGATGTGCCGGTTTTCACTTCAAAACGGCCCGCATCAATATGCTGATGCCGTGGGGTCATCGTTCCGCCAAGGCGATACATGATGTCGTTCTCAAGGAGGAATAACCGCAGATCAGGCTCTTTGGCCTTAAGCAGTTTTGCAACCTGGCGGAATGACATTGACCCACTGGCTGTACAGTACCGATCAACAAACTCTACCTTCGGCGCCGCGGCAGCCAGTTCGTTAGTCAACTGCTGTTTTTGTTCTGCAAGGTCAGCTGCAAGACGTAGGGCTTCAGAGAATGATTGAGGAATCGTCTGCTGCTGTGCCTGCTCAAGCTCCTGCCAGCGATCAACCAGACGCGCGGTAAACTCCGGCGACAGCTGCGCGACAACGATATAACTGTCCCGCTTCCCTATCAGATAAACCGATACCGACTGATTGAGGTGATTTTTAACTTCCCCCATTGGGGGGAGTTCAATAACACCGCGCTCTGCCAGGCGTTCAATGGACCGTTTAACATGGTCATGTCGTGATTCCACCAGCTCAGCAATATCGCTGCTGGACATGGTTAATGCTGTTGTTGCTAACTGGCTCATACTTTTCTCCATATCAGGCGGCTGCACCCGCCGGTTCATATCTGCTGATCGTTATCTCTACCCGACCTTTAGGCACTACGGGTCCCCATTCCACCAGCATGCGCTTAATCTGGCTGTCGTCTTCCCAGACACCCGCATGTGTCAGCGCGTCAAACAGGGCTTTGTTGTAATTATCGATATCCCGGCGGCGCGCATCCGGCGGGTACAGCGTGATTTCTACCGCTGCCAGTTCAGTCGATGGCTTCGGGAGATGTCGTAATTGCTCAATGATCGCCACGCAGGCAGCGCTCTGGTATTTACGGCCATCAGCGCTAATGAGGTGACGACCGGCCAGCGGCCCCTTGTTAGGGGCGCGCCAGTAGGTGTTCACGCTCGGAGGGAACGGGAGCACAAGTTTCATGCCACCTCCTGCTGTTGCACGGCACACAGTTCCGGAAGATTTGCCTCCACCAGCGCCCTGGCGAATGGTGGTGGTACCGCATTACCGCAGCGGGCTACCTGCTTATCTTTTGCATAGCGATTTCCACGGTAGTCCTGACCAATAACGTATCCATCCGGGAAGCCCTGCGCTTTGTAGAGTTCATGCGGCTGCAACATGCGCATTCCGATATCAACGATCTGGTATTTAACCCCATCGATCGTTACCAGCCATTCATCGTCACTTTCCCCGCAATACGTCTCGAGAAATGTGCGTACCTCACCCACGTGTTGGCCACCAGCGGTGATTGTTGGCATGGGCACATCAAGGCGTTGCCCGTCGCGGCATGTTCCACGCAGTTTCACTAGATGAGAGGCAACTACTGCATGATGGTCGACAGTGGTCACTGAGTGCGCGGGTTCATCCATACTGACACCAGGCCCCGTATAGTTACCGCCGTAGTGTTTCGCCAGGAACGCGCTCACCGTCGCAAATTTATTTCCGCCTGCAGTAACGGTCCCCAGCGGGTTATCCAGTCGTAGCACACGCGGTTCTTGTCCAGGTCGTTCGCCATAACCCATCTGGATCAGCGTAGGCGTTACCAGTTGAGATTTACCGCCACCGCCAGCAGTGATGGTTGCGCTCGGTTCGTCTGCCCGGTGGCCGACGCTGGCCCCAAACTGCCGGGCTATCACTGGCGCAACAAGACAGGCGCGGGATTGCTTCAGAATGGTATGAGCAGGTTTATCCAGCGGGCGCGGTTTAGCCTGGTATTCACTACCACCATTACCCGCCAGGAATGGCGTCAGTGCAGCCTCAACAATCCCGAGTGCATGCCCATTCCCACCTGGACGTTTTGATGTGCCAGCGGTTACCGTCGGGACAGGTTCGGTAACTGGCTGCCCGGTTGCGCCAGTGCGGAATTTTGTCAGGTGTGGAACGGCTAACGCGTAGCCGAGTTTTTTAGTAATGGTCTGTAAAGGCTCATTCAGCGACTGCCCGCGAAAAGCGTCATACGAATTTTTTGAGCTTGTGTGGTTACACTTCACGATAAACGGCGACGCACTTTCGATAACAAAGCGCTGTATGCCGCGCGCGATCCGCTTCAGAGTGTTCTCCGCCAGCGGTTTTTTGCGGTCGAAGATGGACAGGGCCGGAACATTCCAGTCGATACATTCCGCAGCGGTACGCCATGGCATCAGCCTGCCGCTCTGCACCTCCAGAGACTTAGGATCCCCATGGGTAACAGCAGGCCACTGGATTGGGCAACCATCGCAGCGCATGACCATGAAGAAGCGTTTGCGGATCGTCGGCGCGCCGTAATCACACGCGCGTAATTCCCGATAATCAACATCATATCCGAGCCCATCCACCAGCTTTTGCGCCTGCTCGCTACCTCTTTCAATAGACAGAAACTCACAAACCTCAGCCAGTGCCGGGTGATCCGCGGGAATGCCAGTGGACAGCATGCCGACAAATGCATTGAATGTTTCGCCAGTACGGGCAGGATCTGGACGCATTTCATCGGCCAGCAGCGGTCCCCACGTTTTGAACTCTTCCACGTTCTCCAGCATCATCACGCGCGGTCGCTTCGCCAGTGCCCAACGCAGAACAATCCAGGCCAGACCGCGTATCTCTTTTTTGACAGGCTTTGCGCCTTTGGCCTTCGAGAAGTGTCGGCAGTCCGGGCTAAACCATGCCAGGCCGACAGGATTACCGCCGGTGGCGGCTACCGGATCCACGTCAAATACGGATTCACAGTAATGCAGCGTGTCCGGGTGGTTCGTCTTGTGCATCGCAATGGCGTTTTCGTCGTGGTTGATCGCAATATCCACACTGCGCCCGATCGCCAGTTCAATACCCGTTGATGCGCCACCGCCACCAGCAAAGTTATCTACGATAATCTCACGCATGGGTTACCCCCTGCATGCTGCTGACCAGTCCACCAGCAGTAGTAATGATTTCGCTGGTTGGCATACGCTCAAGCCACAGCTGGTTAATGTTCGCTTTCAGCTTGTTCTGCTGCGATGCGTCCAGAGAATCCGCCCCCTTAACTTGGTTGAACACCAGACCAACCTCAAGCGGCCAGATACGCGAATCCACATCAGGTAATACTGCTGGCGCTACAATGGGTTCTTCTTGCTCTGGCACCATGGTGGCTGGTGGCTGAACCTTTCCCGCGGCAAATTCGACCAGTGACATAAACGCCTTCCCTTTTTCCTCCAGATCGGTACGGCTGATGTAGCTGAAACGCTCGCCGCGCCAGGTCTTGTCGAACAAAGCGATTGCACCAGCAAAGAAAGCACCTGTGGGTTTCTGCTTATCGTCGGCAGGAACAAACCACACAGGGAGATCGAAGCCAATACGACCGCGAATAAACATGTTGTGATCGGCGTCTTCCGGCCACCATGTTTCACTTGTTGCCGCTTTAATGAGGAACACGTAACGACCACCCTTTTCACGCATCTCCATTGTGTGATCCATGATGTGGGTCATGCCGGTGATCGCCTGCTTCTCGTGGTACTGAGAGCGGCTATAGGGTGGATTACCGAATGCGGCCCCGCCGATTGACTCCAGCATTTCCGCCCAATCCTGCACCAGCGCGTTATCTTCGGCGGTGTACCAGACCGGGCACTTCGCGTTATCGTCGTCAGCAAACAGATCCAGCGTCAGGGGGCCGAACATCGCATTGATGCCCCAAAAAAGCAGATCTGGTGTTCGCCACTGATCGCCAACTTCTTTCAATTCGTGGACAGGTTTGCAACGCAGTGCTGCCAGCGCCTGGCAATATTTATTTGGCATCATGATCGGAACCCCGAATTTTCTGGCAGTGCGTAATCAACTGTCTGATAACTGGCCCGTGCTACTGGTGAATCACCTGTAGGCTGTTTCATGGACACGGAAAGCTTCAGACTTAATTCGTCCCACTTTTCGCGAAGTTTTGAAGGGCTGAGAACGTTTTTGCGCCAGAAGGAATCCTGATTAGCTCGTTTGAAGAGTGCGCAAATTTGCTTATGCGTTCTGCCGTCCTGCGCCACCATCAGGCGCACTTCGTTTGCCCAGGATGCCCAATTAGGCTCTTTAGGTCGGACTACTTCACCGTCACTTTCAGCGGCCTGCTCGTACATCGCGATGATTTTTCCCCATAGGTATTCCGCACAAGTCAAATCATCCTGACTGCCCCACTGCCGCTTCGGTACATTCCAGGTCACTGCTTCAGGATGTTTAGCAAGAAACTGTTCAACAGGAGATGAACTTTCAGCGTCCGGTTGCGAAGCTTCCGGACAAGAAGGGTTACTGATCTGTTTGTGGTGATCTGAGTAATGATCTGTATAGAGAATAGGTTCCGCGACTTCGCGGTTATGGTTCCGCGATTCTGCGGTTTCGGTTCCGTGATTCTGCGGAATAGGTTCCGCGACTTCGCGTTTCCCGTTCCGCGATTCTGCGGAATCCAGCGTTGCCGGGAATAAAACATTGATTAGCGCTTCGCCATTGATACGGTAATGCGTCTTTTTAGTGCCATTTACCTGTCGCTGGGTCTTCTCTACAACCCCTGGTAACCAGCGGGTACAAATCTTGTTTACCAGGCGCTGCACCTGATCTTCACTCACACCGCGAATCTCCGCTGCCAGCTCGCTGTGCTCTTTGTAAAACCAACCATCATTCAAATCTGATTTACCAGACCAGAACACAAGCTGGTTTAGCACAGCACCTAAAGCATGCGCCTGCTGATCACCGGAGAAATAGTCGAGGTACGGGACCGGAATGGTGATGCAATTCCTTTGTCCCGACAACGATTGAACGATTTCAAATATCTGGCTCATGATCGTCCGTTATCTCCCTGAACTTTTGCCTGAAATGCTCAAGTGGGCTGAAGCATTCGTGCGGGTAGCCATCACGCAGATAGATAACGCGCTGTGTTTCTGGCTCCCAGCGGATAACACGGACTGGCACTCCGCGGTGGTCTTTGAACCTTCGGTTAAGTTCGCGCACAGGCGTTTTGCCCTCCGGTTGTAGACCCCCACAATTGAAACCGCCCTACTGTGGTTACACGGAATCCAGCGGTTTGATAATCTGCGTTCATACCGAAACAACGGAGTACCCGAAACAGGGATCATCCTGAGTTGCGGTAGACGGTTAAAAGCCGTTAAACTGCTCATGCGGATTATTTCTCCATACTCGAAGAGTTGTTCGCCAAGGCGCCCGGAGCTGCACACTCGCGGGCGTCACTCTTTTCTGGAAGGCAATAGACTCGTGAAATCAGGTTCAGGAACGTCATAAGCGTTACCCGGAACTGGTAGGCGATTTCGTTCAGACTGTCCCACTCCCCTTTATCAACCACACCATCATCGATGTATCGACGATATGCGTTAACCAGGTCACCAAGCCTGCCCACCAGCTCAGCCAGCTTTAAACCAATCTCTTCGTTCTCTGTTTCTGGTGCCGCGCCAGGGATATGGATCCCGTTATCTGTTTGGCGAGAAAACGCATCAGCTATGTAGCTAACACCGGCGGCTTTCTGTAATACCATCACCCATCCCATAGGGAAGATCTGATCCCCGTCGACACGAAGGCGGTTAAACAATGCGTTCTCTGTCACGCCCAACCATTCCGCTGCCTCGGCATAACCACCAGGTAGATCGGTGATCGTTTTTTTTTATCGCCGCCACCAGCCATGCTGGCTGACGTTCGACTTTCCAAATAGGCTCGTTACCCACGGCTTACCCCTTAGTTCTGTGGTTACAATTACGCTGCTGAATCTTTAATCTTTTGAAAAATATCAGGACGTAATTTCTCTCTTGAAACTCCGGTGACCTTTTCAATTAGCGCTGATAGTTTTGCTGGTGGTTTTTTCTCTCTGTTCAGCCAGTTCCAGACCTGCTGTTGTTTCACTAATCGCCCAGAACTAGCGGTAAGCTTGCGCGCTAACTCTGATTGGCCACCAGCCAGAGCGATTGCCTCTGAAAGGGCTAACTGCTCGGGAGTCATAGCTTTCTCCTGTATCAATACATAAAAGTTGTTGCCGATAGAGATTATACAACCTTAACAACTTTTATCACAACTTTTAGGTGTTGGAAAGCTAAAACATAAAGTTGTAATCTCACCATAAATAAGGGGGGAAGTTGTGAACACACTGGCGGAAAGACTGAAAATTGCGAGAGAAAAAACAGGGTTAAGCCAAGCTCAACTCGCTGAATCCATAGGTGTTTCTCAACAATCCGTAGCAAAAATAGAAAACGGAGATACATTGCAACCGCGAAAGATAAAAGAAATCGCAAATGTATTAGGCGTTAGCCAAAAGTGGTTGCAACTAGGCATTGAGGAAAATGCTTCACTTTCTGATTTTGTGGTTGGAGAGGCTGAAAGTGCCAGTTTAGACCCTGCCATTTTCGCTGACATACCAGTACTAGATGTTGAGTTATCAGCAGGAAATGGGTGTGAAGCCGAAATTGTGGAGTCTGTAATTGACTGGTTTCCTATCCGAAGAATGGATTTAAGGAAAGCTGGAGTCAGCGCTACAAATGCTAGGATCGTAAAAATTTGGGGGAACAGCTTATTGCCAGTTCTCAATAACGGCGATCATGTTGCTGTTGATATCGCACAGACAAATCCTATTCGAGATGGCGATTTATACGCTGTTAGAGATGGGGTCCTGCTAAGGGTCAAAGTGCTAATAAACCAACCTGATGGTGGTTTAATTATAAGAAGCTTCAACAAAGATGAGTATCCAGATGAAATACTCACCTTCAATGAACGCCGCGCAAGAATTCATGTTATCGGCAGAGTGTTCTGGTCATCACGTTCATGGTAATACGCTAAATAGCATTTCCTCTGAGATAATTTTTAGCTTTGCACCATTATCGTCGCGATAGCTAACAGCTTTCTCTATCTTTCTCCCATGGCTGGAAAATTTCCAGTCTCTGGATGATAGGGTTCCGACAACAAGGAAGTCCAGTTTTTGGGTAATTCCATTACTTATTTTTCCCCCTGCACTTTTGATCCGTTCCTCTACCACCGCTCGTTTACCTGCCATAAAGGTACCCGTTAAACAGTAGGTTTTGTCCGCAAGATCAACGAGTGCATCATTATCAATCGGTAGCCTCGTCGCCAATCCATCAACAACCCCGCTGTCCAGATCGCATCCAGTAAAGTCAACAAGTGCTTTATGTAGAGTTTCGCTTTCCTCTGGAGTTATTACCCCATCGTTAAGGATATCTTTTATTAGAATGTACAAATCCTTCCCTGGGTAGTTACTCTTAAGAGCCCCATTTTGGGTTAACCACCAATCGAGATATCTAATTTCATCTTCCGTCAAGGTCCTATCCGAGATCAGCCCTTTACACAATCCATTAAGAAGATGTAGATCCATTTCAGCAGAGTAAAAATCAATTCCAGGAATATCTAAAATTTCTCTTTGGATTTTTGTCAGACTATTTTTGAGTTCTTTTCTTTCTTCCTCTGTAATGACACCATCAGCTAAGATATCTGAGACCCTCGCCGATAGACTCTTAATAACGCCATTTCTTATAATTTGATTTGCTTCAAGTAGCCATGTGTCAAGGTAAAGAACTTCCTCATCTCTTACCACCCCATCAGCAACAATACCATCAATGATACTGATTAGGTTCGCAAACAACTTATCTCTATTGTGTGTGTAATTAAATACGTAAAGCTTGTCTTCCATACAGCCTCCTCTTTTTTATACATCCTTGCATTCATCTCATCTTCAATCAAACTACATAAAGTTGTTGACATTGTGCATCACCACAACTAAATTACAACTTAAAGGTGTTACACAACAGCGAACAAGCAGGACGCCCACGAAGTAGCCGCCGGTGGCGTATGAATAACCGGATGATTCGCTGACAGGTGTCTTCGGGAGGGGTAACAGAGACGCGGTTTGATTAACCGCAACTCGTAGTCAAATTCCTATAGCTGGTGGCGATACCCAAGCCAGGAATACCAAAACCAGCAGGAGTGTTAAGGGCAAGGGCTAATCACCCCCTTAGCACCCCGCCCGAAGATACCTACCACCGCGCCTGATGTGGTTAAAAGCAGGCCAAAGCAATAACAAGTAACTCCCTGTTCTGGCGGCCCGGTGTTTTCCCACTTGTCCGGTAACCGCCAGCCTTTTTCAGGGCGCAACGACGAGAGCATTGACGAGCAAGGCATAAGTGCTTGTTCGATTCCAGACAGTCCCATTCAGTTGGGAGGGTTGGGCAGGGAAAAGGTTCGTTCGATTCGAACACCGGCAGTGCTCTCTTCGTTGTGGTGAATGCGCAGGCTGATGCGCTAAACCGTGAGGGAGTGTCCCGAAAGGGTGCGTCACTGGTAATCAACCCATGCCGGAATATCGCAGTACCGGCCACCACAACCAAATCACGCTTAGGACCGTGATAACCGTAGTTCCAGTATTGCTGTGAGTAGTCTTGGCGGTACCAGGGTCTTCAACCTTATGCAAGGGGGACGAAGATAATGTTCTACCTCGGTACCGCCCTTTTTACGCAACAGAAAAGGGCATCACCGGGCGACGGGCTCATAACCCAATCCACCCGGGCAAAAAGAAAGCGGTCTCTGCAAGCCGCCGACCAATGCAGGTGCCCTTCTCTGTTGTGTATGGAGAAAGTTCGGCGGTGGCAGCCGCCTTAACGAGGGTAAAACCATGAGTAATGACCGCATGACCGTAGTGCCAGATTTTCTTGGCGAACTGGATGCCGGCGTGTTCATGAACAAAATCGCGGCAGCACTTAATACCACCGCGCTTGGCGTTCTGAACAACGGCAACAAAGGCAAAGTAGTCCTCACATTTGATTTTGAGCGCATGGGTAATTCCGTTGAAGAGAAGCGCGTCAAGATCAAGCACAAGCTGAACTACAGCACCCCAACACCGCGTGGTAAAGCCTCAGAAGAGGACACAACCGAAACCCCGATGTGGGTCAACAAAGGCGGGAAGCTAACCATCCTGCAGGAAGATCAGGGTCAGCTGTTCGGGATCACTGGCGCGGTGGATGGAAAGCTTAAAGCGGCTCAGTGATCCGCAACAACAAACTCACTGATACCACTTTGATCATCAGTTAATAAGGAATTTTTATGTCTCAGTTAGACAGCGGTACCTTCAAGCAGGTCAAAGACCTGGTTCTTTCCGGTTATCACCTGAATGATATTCATGGCCTGGCTTGCCCGACCGCATTACTGCCAGAGGGTACTGGCGTTGAAAGCCTCGAGCGCTTTTCTCTGGAGCGTTTCCGCTTTCGTGGCGCAATGACCACAACCAGTATTGACGACTTCGCACGTTATTCTAAAGTTTACGCCAGCGACAGTGAGCCAGCTCGTTGCTTCATTGACGCTGACAACATGACCGCCCGTTCAGTGTTCAACATCGGCACCCTGGATAATCCAGGCCACGCCGATAACGTTGCTTCAATCACCCTGAAGAAAACCGCCCCGTTCCGCGCGTTACTGCAGATCGATGGTCAACGTCTGAAGCAAAAGCAAATCGCTGAATGGCTGGAAGACTGGAGCGATTACCTGCTGGCGTTTGATGCTGATGGCAATACGATGCAGATTTCACAGGCGGCTCAGGCTGTGCGTCGTATCACTATTCAGCAAGCAACACAGCAGGACCATGAAGCTGGTGATTTCGCTGGTAAAAAATCGCTGATGCAAAGCGTTGAAGCAAGCAGCAAAGACGTAATGCCTGTGGCGTTTGAGTTCAAATGTGTGCCGTATGAAGGTCTTGGCGAACGCCGCTTTAACTTGCGTAACAGCCTGCTGACCAGCGATGAACCCTGCTTTGTTCTGCGCATCGTCCAACTTGAAGCCCAGGAAGAAGAGATCGCCAACGAATTCCGCGATTTGCTGATCAGCAAGTTCGAAGGTGAATCAGTGGAAACTTTCATCGGTAACTTTAAAGCCTAATTGCTCTGCATTAAATCCCCGGCGCCGCGGGGATTTATTGAAGCGTAATTCCATTAATCATCGCCAACCGGCGAGGGATTCGTGCAACCAAAATCTGCGCGGTGCAGCGCGCTAATATGGAGAAAACCATGAGCCACATTCAGACATTATCCGGCAAAAAATTTAACTACCTGACCGCCACTATCGACGATATTGAGATTGAAGATATCGCAACCGCCCTCTCCCACATCTGCCGGTTCTGCGGACATCTGCCTGAATTCTACAGCGTGGCCCAGCACTCTGTGCTTGTAAGCCAGATTGTACCGCCAGAGTTCGCCTTTGAAGCGCTGATGCACGACGCTGCGGAGGCATATTGTCAGGATATTCCAGCCCCGCTCAAAGCCTTGCTGCCTGACTACCAGCGCATGGAAACTTATATTGATGGTCTTATCCGCTTTAAATTCGGTATCTCGCTTGAACAAGCTGCTGTCGTGAAATATGCCGATCTAACCATGTTAGCTACCGAGCGCCGTGATCTGGAAATCGATGACGGTTCAAAGTGGGAAATTCTCGAAGGTATTCCCTGCTCTGATCTCGTTCAGGTTATCCCTCTCCGTCCTGGTCAAGCCTATGGCCTATTCATGAATCGCTTTAACGAACTGATGGAACAGCGCCAATGCGCCGCTTGAAAGTAAAAGAACTCGTAGCGGAGGCATTCGCCTCCGTAGATGAACTGCCTCCAAAGCATGCGCAGCTCATGCGGGAAGTCGCCTCCCGTTTAGAGATCACGTTCGCGGCGTTAACCGAGTCGTTAGCTCAACAGAAGCAACAATGTAAAGGTGAAACAAGACCATGAAACCATCATACGAAGAATTAGAGCAAAAATGTGCATTGCAGCAATCAAAACTGACTGCGATTAACGAGCTAATGGGTGTAGTTGAAAAGGCCAGTGATATTGCAAAGGCAGGAATTGAAGAACTGGAACTGCAACTCGAAGAATCCCGTCGAGAGTTCCGTGCAGCAGACGCGACTATTCACAATCTTGAACTGAAACTCACAGACATGGCAGTACAGCTCGCTAACGCCGAGAGCAAGTGCAGGGAGCTGGCGGCGGAAGCCGCATATTTGCGAGGGGAGATTGAGCAGCATAGCAATTCGACCCATTTCTGCGAGAAGTGCGGAGAGGCAGACCCTTGTATTAACGATGATGTGTGTTGGTCGCTAAAGCATCCCATCCCTGCAACAGACGCTTTCCTGGCTGAAGTGCGAGCGCAAGGTGTGGAGGCGTGTGCAGAGTCATTACTGTCAAATGACGATATTGGCATTAATAGCGAGTATGCACTGATGCGTGAGTTCGCCGCCCAACTTCGCAAAGGCGGTGAGGCATGAGCGATTATTTAAAGCCTGGTGAGATTCGCTGCTGGTCGTGCAAGCAGTGGATGTCGAATAACGAGTTTCAGAATGCTGATGGATATTGCGTTCATTGCGACGCGCCAATTGATGTTCTGGATGAGCCGTATATTGATATTCAAGAGGCAGCCCAATGACAGCACTCAACAAACAGGCGCTGCGTGAAGCGGCGCAGGAAGAAATAATGCTCCGCTCTGTCAGTGACACCTCTGACGCTTGGCAGGATGAGGCAAGCCCGGAAGCTGTTCTGGCGCTGCTGAATGAGCTGGAAGCCGCAGAGAAGCGCAACGCTGAACTGGAGGCGCGGGAGGTGAACTTACCAGCAGCATGTGCTGATGATGAGTATTTCATTGATGGCGTTTTCCAGGCATTGCGTTACGAACGCGATGTTGAAAGAGCAATTCTCGCCGCTGGCATTGGCGTGAAGGGGGAGTGAGATGAGCAAATCACAGTTCACTTTTTTATTAGGATTTGTATTGGCTCTGACATTGGCAAAGACCGCCGCGACATACGGCATGTTTTCAGGATGGTGAGGACTAACCAATGACAACTAACAACCACCCGGCGCACGGCCCTGTATCACTCGATCGCCTGCACCAGATAAGCGAAATACTCAGCAAAGCAGCAGAACAAAGCGATGGGGGCAATCTCGGCTACGCAATGGCTGATGCAGTGAAGGTGATTGATGGGGCTATTGCAGCGTTTGGCGCTGAGCCTGTGGCTGATGTTGTGGCCTGGTCATCGCCGAACGAGGAAAGAACCTGCGATATCCGATTGCGTCGTCACGATATTGCGCCGGGCCCGCTATACACCACACCGCCAGCGCCGGTAGTGCAGCCAGTCATGTTTATTGATGGCGATATTTCTGCATCTGACGCTGAGAAACTTGCGGCAGTTATTAGGGAATGGGACGACGCACCAGCGCCGGAACGCGACCGAGTACGCCGTGAACATGCCGAGTGGTCACAGGCTACTTTCGGCGATGTTGGTCCCGCTGGTCCGCTGAAGCACCTTTCCAAAGAAGCGCTCGAGGCTGCTGCTGAACCCGGAGACCTTAGCGAATGGGCTGACATGCAATTCCTGTTATGGGATGCGCAACGTCGTGCCGGTATCAGTGATGAGCAGATTACCCAGGCAATGATAAAAAAGCTGGCTATAAATAAGGTTCGCCAATGGCCTGAGCCGAAAGACGGGGAACCTCGATTGCATATCAAAGAACAGTCAGAGCAGGAGAAAAAATAAGAATGTTTAGCCTGATTCGGCGCGGTCAAATCTACACGGACAGTAGCAACTGGCCCGTAATTATCCATAGCTGTAGTGATCACTCGGTCCGAATTAAACGCAATGATGGCGGGCTGAGAACGATTAGCATCAAACGCTTTAACGAAGATTTTGAACGAGTGGAGCATGATGAGTATCGCAAAATATGTGCCGAAATAGAGCAGGAAACAAACCTGAAAAACCTACGTGCGATGCGTCGCGGCAAGATTACTGAATAGCCAAACAGGAGAATATTTAACGTGAACAACTTAATGATCGACCTTGAGTCCATGGGCAAAAAACCGAATGCCCCTATCGTCTCCATTGGTGCCGTATTCTTCGATCCGCAAAGCGGTGAATTGGGTCAGGAGTTTTACACCGCCGTTAACCTTGAAAGCGCTATGGAGCAGGGAGCGGTGCCGGATGGTGACACTATTCTATGGTGGTTAAGACAAAGCTCAGAAGCGCGATCAGCAATCTGTGTTGATGATGCGATGCCGATATCGTCTGCCCTATCTGAACTGAGCCATTTCATTAATCGGCATTCTGATAACCCAAAATATTTAAAAGTTTGGGGCAATGGAGCTACTTTCGACAACGTTATATTGCGCGGCGCATATGAGCGCGCCGGCCAGGTTTGTCCGTGGCAATTTTGGAACGATCACGACGTCAGAACCATCGTCACATTAGGCAGAGTTGTGGGTTTCGATCCAAAGCGAGATATGCCATTCGATGGGGTTGCACATAACGCACTGGCCGATGCGCGACATCAGGCAAAATACGTGTCCGCGATCTGGAATAAGTTGATTCCGGCCACCAGCAGCGATCTGTAATTCCCCTGGGTGCAGCCAGGGTAATGGATAAATAACCATGAGCAATATTCTCCAGTTAGCCCCCAACGAGTGGGTCTGTGAAAGCGTTCTTATCGCGGTTACCGGGCTCAAACCCGGTACCATCCTCCGAGCCAGAAAAGAATGCTGGATGGTTGGGAGGGAGTATATCCACGTATCGCCTGACGGGAATCCTAAACCTTCCAGTGAGTGCATGTATAACAGAAAGGCTGTAGATGCCTGGGTCGCTTCAATGAAAAGCAAGCAGCCAGGGTGATTTGATGCCATGAAAAAGGTAAGCTCGTATCGCTCTTGGGCGTCTGGAGGTAACACCAATGGATAAAGTCACATATCCAACAGGCGTCGAAAACCACGGTGGCACTTTACGCATCTGGTTTAATTTTAAAGGTAAGCGTGTCAGGGAAAGTCTCGGTGTCCCTGACACCGCTAAGAACAGGAAGATAGCCGGGGAACTGCGGACATCAGTATGTTTTGCCATCCGCACAGGAACATTTGATTATGCAACCCAGTTTCCTGACTCCCCTAACCTCAAGGCTTTTGGTGTAAGTAAAAAAGACATTACAGTGAAAGAACTTGAAGAAAAATGGCTGGATCTGAAACGGATGGAAATCTGCGCGAACGCATTCAATCGCTATGAGTCTGTCGCAAGGAATATGGTGCCGAGGATCGGAGGTAATCGCCTGGCGTCAGCAGTAACCAAAGAGGAATTGCTGTATCTCAGGAAAGATTTGCTAACTGGTTACCAGAATCCGACGAAGAACAAATCCCCGGCAAAAGGGCGAAGCGTTGTTACTGTGAACTATTACATGACGACAATGGCCGGAATGTTTCAGTTTGCTGCGGATCACGGTTACTTAGAGGTGAACCCATTCGAGGGAATTAAGCCTCTGAAAAAAGCCAGGGCAGAACCAGATCCTCTTTCTCGTGATGAATTTATTCGCCTGATAGATGCATGCCGGCATCAGCAGACGAAAAACCTGTGGTCATTAGCAGTGTACACAGGAATGCGTCACGGGGAACTGGTCTCCCTGGCCTGGGAAGATATCGACCTGAAGGCGGGAACAATTACCGTCAGGCGTAATTATACGAAACTTGGTGAGTTCACTCTACCGAAAACCGAGGCAAGCACAGATCGAGTGGTGCATCTTATCCAGCCCGCAATCAGTATCCTGAAAAATCAGGCTGAAATGACAAGGCTGGGCAGGCAACATCACATTGAAGTTCAGTTACGTGAGTATGGCCGTGTGGTGAACCATGAGTGTACATTCGTCTTTAACCCGCATGTGGTAAGACGCAGTAAGCAGGTCGGATTTATCTACCGGGTCGATTCTGTAGGCGACTCATGGGAAGCGGCACTAAAGCGCGCAGGAATCAGACACAGAAAGGCGTACCAGTCACGACATACCTATGCGTGCTGGTCATTATCTGCTGGTGCAAACCCGAGTTTTATTGCCAGTCAGATGGGGCATGCGAGCGCCCAGATGGTGTTCAATGTGTATGGGGCATGGATGGCTGACAGCAGCGCAGAGCAGATCGCAATGCTGAATCAGAAGCTGGCAGATTTTGCCCCATTGATGCCCCATAGCCACGAGAACAGTGCGGGAGGATTATTAAAATCAGTAAGTTAA